ACAGAACTTAAAGGATTTTCAGCCCGTTTCCCCAGAACATGACCGTTTTCGTAAGATATATGCCGCGAGAGAAAAGCGGCCGCCCCGAAGAGCGGCCACGAAAAGCTTGGTGGAGCCTAAGCGAAAGACCACGAACGCCCATAAAATCGCATTGACTAGCTGTTATGTGCAAGTTAGCCGCAATTGGTTTGTAATTGTAAGTGACTTAAAGAACACCTGATGGGCGGCTTAATATAAGCCCGTATAAGACACGAAAACGGGGCACCCCTTGTTAGGGTGCCACGTTTTGATTGTGGTTTAAGGTTTTTAGCACTTAACCAAGTATTTTTCTGAACCATCGCTGGTGCCAATAGCAACATAGCGGGTTGCTCCGCTATAACCTGTGTAATGCGCCCATGTGTAGCCGTCTTTTTCGGTAATGTCAGCAGCAATGCTATTGATCGTTTCACCGTAGCTATAAGATGCCACAACTTCAGCACCCAAAGAAGGTGCAGAACGCACGTTAAGGCTTGACGCAACAACCTTATAGGTGCCGGCAATAATCCTTGCACTGCCCGTTGACGTGCCAGCAGCGTTAGGCGTACCGCTCAAAAGTTCGTTAACACGGGCTTGCACTGCATCATACTTACCGCCCAAAGCAGCACGGCGGCTTTCACCGTTTCCAAAGCGGCCAGCAATGACCGCCCGCGCCAGTTCGTCAATAGAACCGCTAACGGCTGTCGTAGGGGCAACGTGCGCCCCTGATTGCGTGGGCGCACTGGTGACAACCACGCAATGACCGTCACGCACTAGCACATCACCAAGGCGCAATGCAGATTCGGCAAGTCCGGCACCTATGCGCTGCATTCCCGCATTGGTCAGCTTTGTTGCCGCATCGCCGGTGTACATAAGATTTCCGCCCTTGAATAGCGCATCATCTGACAAGCCGGCGCAAATGCAACAGGTAGCCGCAAGGCTGGTGCAATCACATTCGCAGTTCTTACTAATCGCGGCAAGCACCCACGAAACCGCCTTTGCTTGCGTCCTGATCGTGTTTCGCTCGTACTGGTCATAGCCAATGTTCAGGTTGGCAACGGCCTGCGCCGCCGCGTCTGCAATCTTCTTTGCCGTGGCCGCGTCTTTCGCTCGGTATGTAACCCAAGGATTGCTGCTATTGCTGTAATAAGCCCTTGTGTTCAACTCTGTGCCAGACTGGTTGCCAGCTTGACCGCCTACATATTTGCCGCGCTCGTCGCATGATGCTTGCGAAATGTAAACGGTCATGCCTATTCACCGCCTTTGGTAGTCGTGGCGGGCGCTTTATAGGTCATAGCGCGTTCGGAATCTCCAACGCCCTTTGTGGTCGGGTCAACAACTACGCCAACGACAATGAGAACACCAAAGACCGCATCAACTACGGCAAGCAATTGCGCTTGCAACCCCTGCAAATCAAGCTGAAATCCGAACAACGCCGCAATTGCCTGAACAGCGATAAGAACGGCGGGAATGAACGCCATCCAAAACAGCTTGTTCTTTGCCCTAACAATAAGATTGATTTTCAAGTTTTCCATGATTCCCCCTAATCAACGACAAGATACGGTTTCTTTTTCGCCTGTATCTCTTCCATGTACTTTTTGGCGGTGCCGTTGCCGCCAAGAACCAAATAGGCTTCAAACTCGCGTTCCAGTTCGTCATAGCGCGAAATGGTCATGTGCTTGCCGCGCACAATGTAATCTTCGTAAGCGTCGAAAATGTCACGTCGCGCCGTGCATTTGTCAATCTCAATTCGCGCCTTGTCCAGCTTTGTTAGGTGTTTAAGCTGCGCTACAAGAAACCCAAGAACGCCGGCAACGGCCATGCCAACAATGGTTGTAAGCGCTTCGTTAGCCATCAGGTACGCCATTACGCCGCCACCTCTTGCCAAACGCTCGCGGTGTCAGCAGAACCGGGCTTCCACACGTTGTTGTCAACAAGCGAAACCCACTTTTTGCCATCGTGCATGACAACGGCACCGGCTGCGTATCCGTTCGTTGAATCGGGCTGCACCCATTCCGGCACCTCTTCAGCGCCCGGGCTGTCTGCTGCTGCAAGGTTCCGCGCCCAAAGGCTGTGCGCCGCTTCTGGTGTCCAGTCCGGTTGCGACGTGTGCGCAAGCAAGCACACGTAAAGCACGCCGCCATAAAGCACGCGTTCGCCCTCGGTGTAGTAGTGGGCTGCGCCCGTCCATTCGGCGTAAAGCGCGGGCGCGATTTCCGCCAAGTCATCCGAAAGCCCCGGCGCTTTCGTCTGGTAGATCGCGATAATACCGCGCAACGCGGCTTCCTCTTCTGCTGTAAATGCCATGTTAGCCCCCTAACAATAGGAAAGCCCGCAAATGCGGGCTTGTGGCCTGTAATCCGTTGTGTGTTTTGGTTCATCCGAAAAGCTGCGTAAACAGCGCATCCATAGCCCTAACGGTTCGCCGTGCATCAAGCTTCAGCATCGAACCGCGCCAAGATTGGTAGCTTTGCAACGCCTGTCCCCTTGTCATTTCGCCGCGCTCCACGAATGCGGCAAGCTTCTTCAGCTTGCGGCGCTGGCGCGTTACGGCGGAACGGCAAGGCCGCACAATGACTTTTCCCGTTTCTCCATAATTGAACCTCTTCTTTAGGTAGGTGAAGCCGCGTGAAAGCTTCACGATGCGGGTTTTCTTGTCGTTAACGACTATGCCCAGCTTTGCGCATTCCGCCCGAATTTCCGATAGCACGCCGTGAAGGTCTGCTTTGTCAAGGGCAATGCAATAAAGGTCATCCATGTAACGCCCGCTGAACAGCACGCAAGGCGTGCGCAACAAAAGGTGGTCTATCGGGCTTGGCAACGCTACTGCTAATATCTGGTTCGGCTCGCTGCCAAGCCCAAGGCCACGGGTGCCGTGGGAATCAATTTGAGCGTAAACAAGTTCTTTGATGCGTTCATCGGTGATTGACTTGTCAACAAGGCGCTTGCAAGCTTCGTGGTCAATGTTGCCGAAGTAGTTTGAGAAATCGACAAGCAGCACGTAACCTTCGCGCCCGTGCTTCTGGTAGTGCTTTGCAAGCTGCTGTTTGAGCCTGTCAACCGCGTATGAAGTGCCGCGCCCCTTAATGTTCGCGGTGCAACCGGCGGTAAGCGTCGGCCAGATCGCGGGCGCAAGCGCATAGCGGTTCAATGCCTTGTGTATAACGCGCTCCGAATAGTGCACGGACGTTATATGCCGAAGCTTCCCGCGCTCGCAAATATCGAACTCGACAAAGCCGCGCCGAATGTCCTTGCCGGTTAGCAAATCGTCATGCGCTTTGCGCACGTTGGTTATGCACCTTGCCAAGTACCGCTGAACCGCCGCTTTCCAGCCCACGCCGTGGCTGCAATCGTGTGCGCACTTGTAAAGGTGGTCAATGTCTGCCACCTGTTCAATGGTGCATTGTTCAAGACGCTTAGCCTTGTTCGCCTCCCTCTTTGCATCGCGGCGGGCACGGCGTGCCGCCCGCCGCTCTTCGGATTTCACGGGCACCCCGCACGGCTTGCAATCGGCGTTCCGTAGCCGCTTAGGCACCAACAATGAAACGCAAGCGAACGCCGAAGCCTGCGCCATGCAAGCAGCGGTCTGCGGTGCCCACGGGGTGCATATTCACGGCCAAATGGCCGAACGTTGCATCTTCCTTCCTTGTGCGCACGGATTGCGGACGTATCCGCAATGACTGGCATTGCAAAGGAATCACGGGCGCGGGCGCACCCACTCATTCGTGGCCGAATTGTTGTTGGCATTGCCGTTGCTGTTGACATTGCACACGTTGGAAGCCGAACCGCCCATGACGGAACGAAGCCACCAATTGACGCGCTAAACAAGATGCAACGTGCCGCTATTTTACCGTTACCCAACTAGCTTCACGCCCTTTCTTGCCCCTTTGATTAGTTTCACCGCTGTTTCAACATCGTTTGCCAAGCGCTCGCACCTGCTGACCTTCACCACGCCCAAATCTGCAAGGCATTGCAGGTCTTGCAAAAGCGTTTCGCACGCTGCAACTGCAAGCGTCAAATAGCGCTTTCGCTGCAAAACGTTGTGTTCGGTGTTCGGGTAGAACGCGTTTGCCGTCACAATGTTGCTTACTATGTCGCGTGCGGTCTGCGCCATGGGCACCGCCAGCACGAAACGGTAGGTTTTGGGCATCGCCGCCGAAGTGACAAGCGCCGTAACCTCTTTGCGCACCCTAAGCGCGGTGTTGAAGTATTCATAGCTGCTAATGTTTCGGTAGCGTGCAAGTACGGTACTCAAAGCAAACCTTTCTTGTGACTAGCGCCCACCAAAGGCGGGCGCTGTTCGGGCGTTTTGTAACGGCTTATCAGCCTATTAGGAAGCACGGGCGCGGGCGCACCCACTCATACGCGGCCGAAGCGTTGCTGGCAATGCCGGTGCCGTTGACATAGCACACGCCGGAAGCCGAACCGCCCATGACGGAACGAAGCCACCAATTGACGCGCTCTCCCATCAGGCGGCTTGCCGTGCTGTCGAATATGGGGAAGTGGCAATCCATGCCAACTGAATAACCCTTGCTGCCCCAGACAGCGCACCCGTACACTTCCATTTCGGACAAAGACCAGACCTTGCCAAGGTCAGCCCATCCCCAGCCGCTTGCTTCCGTTAGGTTCCCAGAAGAACCGTAGCGCTGTTCTGGCAATGAATGGTAGTTCATAAGCACGTTGCGAAGCGCGGCGGGCAATGCCGGCAAATAATCGCTTATCTCCCAGCCGTGAAGCTTGCTGATAAGGTAGGGTTCTTTCGTGGTCGCGTTGCCGTTGTTGGTCGCTGTGTCGTTCCACTTGATATAGCTACCGTTTGAAGCCTTAGACCCGCCGACAAGGACGGGTGCCGATGGAACGAACGCGATATGGTGCCCCATTGGCGAATCTGAACACTGGTAATAGGGATCAATTGCACCGATCATGTAACGCACGGTCTGCGCCGGAACGTTCGCGCCGGCTGTGATTGGAACGTCCATGTAATCGCCGATTCGCAAGCCGGTGAAGTCCCCATCTTGCGCCCGTGCTTTCAACCATGCGTAAATATCGCCGCCAGCCGCCGCAATCTCCGAAGCAAAAGTGGTTGCAAGGGAACGCCCCTTGAATTGCGCGATGCCCTTTTGGCGGTCGAACTCTTCCTGAACGGTCACGGCGCTTGCAGAATCACGCGCCGTTGTGTCTGCGTTCATGTATGTAGTGCCATTGACGTTGAAGCCCTTTAAGTCTGACATTTTCAGCCCCCTAAACAAGTGTGATTATGTTGTCCGCATAGGTCGCGCCCGGAATGGAAAGCACGCCGTTTTCAACGGTTGCGCCACGGCTTGCCGGCACATAGCAAATGCCGTCAATGATTATGTAATCGTCGGTAGCATCGCAAAGCGCACGCGCAAGCGTCGCATTGTCCCTTTTCAATTGGTCAATGTCGGCGCTGCTGGCACCGCCGCCAGAACCGCCACCGCCGGAACCAATGACGTTCAAGGCACGCTTCGTTGCGTCCCTCGCATCTTCGGCGGCGCTGTGCGCTTCAGCCGCCGCAATGTCGGCGTTCGCCTTTGCCGTGTTTGCCGCGCCGGCGGCATCGTTGGCCGCCGTGGCCGCGCTGGTCGCATTCTCAATAGCCGTTTCGACGCGTGCCGCCGCTCCGTTTGCAGCAGTTGCCGCGCTGGTGGCGCTTGTGGCTGCGCTGCTGGCCGAAGATGCGGCGCTTGTGGCGCTGCTGGCCGCGCTGTTTGCCGAAGATGCGGCGCTTGTGGCAGACTGTGCCGCCGTGCTTGCTGCGCTTGCGGCGCTGTTGGCCGCCGTTGTTGCCGCTTCGGCGTTCGTCACGGCTGTTTCGACGCGTGCCGCCGCCGCATTCGCTGCACTTGCAGCGCTATTGGCGCTTGCCGCTGCGCTGTTGGCCGAACTTACGGCGGCGTTTCCTCGATTGATTAGGTTGTCTATTGCGTCATCCCAGCTTTTAGCCGGCTGCTGGCCGGCTGTTGCGCATTTCAGAATCTCGATTGCGAAGCGCTCCGTTGAGTAGCGCACGCCGTTTTTCTCGAACGCGAAATAGGCTTCGTCCGTGTAGCCCGGAATGCTGCAAAGCTTGCTTTCGTCAACGGTTACGGTTGCGGCGTTGCCTGAAATGGTGGCCGCTGCGCGGTAGTAGTTCGCCTTGTTCGGCAACAGCACTTCAAGGTAGCCCGTGAAGCCAGTTAGCGCCGCTTCCGCGCCGCCGTCGTAGATAAGCGCCCTAAGCGTTGTGCCGCCCTTGTCGCCCTGACCTACGCGCACAAGGTTTGTGCCCAAGCCGTCTTTGCTCAAATCAAGCTCAAGCGTTTGTGTGTTCATTGCGCTTCACCGCCTTGCGTTACCTCTTTGAGCGCGGCAAGCGCCGCTTTGAACGCATCTTCTGGCGTGATCTTCCGCGCCGCCTTGCGCATGGTCGTTGCGCCCTGCTCCGTTGCCGGCTCCGCTTCGGGGAACATGATCGCTTCAAGCGCGTCGAATACCTCGACAACCGCCGACATTCTCACGTCAACGTATGGCGGCAAGACAACTTCAACCCCGTTAACTTCGGGGTTGGGCTGCTTGACCTCGATTGCCGGAACAACCTCGCGCGAACCGTCGTTGTATTCGGCGATAATCACAAGCCCCATGGCTTCAGCGTCAAGCAAGCTTTGCTGCGAATAGTCGGTTATATATCCCTCTACGTTTGCCGCCGCATCGTGCAGCAGGTAGGCAACAATGTGCCGTGTTGCTTCTGAAACCGCGTTATTGTCCATAGTCTCTTCTCCTACCATGATTGACTACCAATGCAGATGCCGTTGATGAATGCGAGGCGGTAGCGGTAGTACAACCCCACGTGCCCTTCTCCGTCTAGTTCGTAGTAGCTGCACCGCTGCGTGCCCGTGTAACCTATCGTGCCGGCTTGCGAAGTGTTTTCAGCCGTGTAAAGCTTCGGTGCCCTCAACCCAAGGTAGGTTGCGCCGTTGCACGCCTGAAGGTATCCGCCTTTGTTTCCGTCCGTGTAGGCCGGGATTGATATAAGTTCTATTGTTTCGTAGTTGTTGTAATAGAACTGTATTTCTCCGCCTGAAATACGCGCCTTATAGCCCGTGTCCGTTCCGCTCGTAAGCGTGCCGGTTGCGCTAATGTTGTTTGCCGTCATGTAGTTTGTTCTAAGCGTCCCGTTGGTCAAATCCCATGCGTTGCGCCCGTTCTGGTCGGTCAAAAGGCCGGCGCGTATTCGGTCTGCTCGCATGGTTCCCGCGTTGATGCAATCAGCGGTGACGCTTGCGCCGGTGATGAACGTTTTCCAGTTCCATTGCCCAGAACTCGCAAGGCTCGAAGCTAAGCGGATGCCACGCCCTGAAATGTTCACCGCCCACATACTCGAAGTTGTGCGTAGCGGCAAGCCCGTTTCGGGGTCAAGCGGCACGTTGCTGTAGATCGTGCCAAGTTCAAAGGTTTCAACTTTGTACGTTCCAGCGGAGTTGAACTGATCGTTTAGCGCGTCTTGAAGCTGAATGAGCCAGCTAACGGACGTGCCGGCCACCGCGTCATAGGTTGCCGCCGCGCGGCTGTTTGCCTTTAGCGTCTGGCTCACGCTCTGCCACATATCGGCCATGCTGTCGGTGAGGTTGCCGAAAGTCACGCTTGCGTCACCTGTGAGCAGGTCGCGTTCAATCTGCGACACGCGCCCGGTTAGGCGCACTCCGGCTTCGCTGAAGCCCTTGTCAATGATTGCCACCTTGTCGCCGATGCCCACACCTTCCCAGCTTCGCCCGAAAGCGTACAGGTCAACAACGCTTGCCGTGTAGCTTACTTTCGGCTGCGAAACCTCGGCAAGGTAAGCTTTCGTTTCCGCCAGCAGTTGCGCGGCATCCTCGCATTGCTCGTTAACGTAGCTTGTGCAAGCGGGAAGAATGGTGCCGCCCGTTCCGGGGTGCCCCCAAATCTTCGTTGCCGCCGTATCCTCGACATAGGCTTTATTGCCGTTGATTTTCTCGAAGGTCAAGCGCCTACCGTATGCGCCAGAATCCGTTTCAACGCCCTTGCCGTAGCCGTAAACGCGCGTTTTCGGGTTGTCACTCGAAACGGTGCGGGTAATGCTCTTAATGTCCTTCGTCCACGTGAAGCGCTTCGGGCTTGACTGGTTGCCGCGCGTCTTTCGCACGCCAACTTTGCGGGTCGTAACCTTGTAACCGTCGGTTACAACTTTGGTTTCAAGTTCGCCGCCCCACTTTTCCAGTATTTCCGCCACGGATTCGCGCACGCTCTGGTGGTACAGCACGGCGCTTGCGCTGGCCGTAACGTCGCACGTTCCAACCGTCCACCGCGTGCCGGAAAGCACGCTTGAAAGCGCCGTTGCAACCTGACCAGTTGGCCGCTTGTCATCCGTCCAATCGTCCCAAAGTTCGGCGATTGAGTTAACGCCGGTGAAGGTGGTTTCTAGCGTCCCATCCTCGCCGTGCGTGCGGTTCACGTCATCAACAATATGTTCATGGCTCACGCCCTGCGCGTCAGCCCAAACAATGTAATCACCCTTGTTAACGTCATCGCTGCACGCCACCTTGATTTCGTCGGTGCCGTCCAGTGCTTCGCTGTGCGTGGCGCTCGTTACGTGCAGCCGCCCAAGGTTCACGCCGAAGCGCGAAAAGCGGGTGAAGCCGATTCGTCTAACTAAAGCCATCGTTCCCACCATTCCAGCACGGCGGTGCCGCTGCTCAATTGCAATTTCGTTCGCCCGTCGATGGCGAAGAAGTCGGAATCAAGCGTTACGGCGGCGGTGCTTCCGTTGACGGTGGCGTGTTCTGTGGCCATGTCAACGCGCACGGTGCTTGTGCTTGTGACGCTTGATGCCAGCCTCACTTGCTCGCCGGTATCGACGTTTCGTATAAACCATGCCGCGCTTGATGCCGGCTTAGCCGTGATTTGAAGGTGCGCCGGCCTGTCGCCGCCGGCGTTTACCGTGAACGTGCCGGCGCTCACCTCAACGCGGCGCTTGCGCCCGTAATAGAACGGGTCGCAAACGTGGAAGGTGATTGTTGTGAACGGGCACTTGTCGGTGATCTCTCCAAGGTCTGTTTCACCGCTCACGATTGCAAGCAGAAAGCGCGTTGGGTCATCGGGAAGGAACAGCGGCGCGGGTTCGTCCGCGCATAGCATCTTCGCCAGCGCGTGGCGAACCGTTGCCGCATCGCGTCTTTCATCGCTTCTTAGCCACACATCGACGGGCAAATCATATCCGCCGAAGTGGGCGGATTTGAATAGTTCGCCGTCGCGCCCGCCGATGCTCTCAAACGTGGCGTTCACGGGCGGCATAATCGGACGGCTTACCTTGCATGAGACAAAGGCGCTTAGATCGTGCCCGTTGAACAACACGCGGTCGGTTTGCGCCCTAAGCTGTTTACGTTGCAACGCTAACACCCCTTTGCTTCAGCTTGCTTGCGATACCCAAGCCGATTTGCTGGCCTGTCTGGTACGCGTCCGTGTTTCCCGATACCGTGGCGTTCACCTCTACGGCCACGTTTATTTGCTGGCCTGTCTGGCCGCCGCCGTTGAACGCGTTGTTAACGGCGCGTTCTATGAAGTCCCAAAGCTGCTTTTCTGGTGCCACGTACTCGCCGCCGCGCTCTCCAACGCCGATGATGCTTGCGCGGTCGAAGTATCCGCCGCGCGCGTACCAATCAACGCTGATGCTCGGAAGCTTCACAACGCCGCCAATGTCGTTCCATTGCACGTTGAAGTGCGGCATCTTGATTTTAGGTAGCGAAATCTTGATGCCGCCAAAGGCGTTCATGATCTTGTTTGGAATGTCCTTAATCCAGTTCCAAGCATTTTCAATGGGGTTCTTCATGAAGTCGCGCACGCCGTTGAAAACGCCGTTTACCTTCGCGCCAAGTCCGGGGAATCCAAGCTTGTTGCCTATGGCATCGGCCACGCGCACGGCGTTAGATTGCGCCGCGTCCATCTTCTGGCTGATATTGTCGCGGATGGTGCCGAAAGCGCTTGCCGCTTCGCTTCTGGCCGTTGACCAGTCGCCGGAAAGCGCGGCTTGCAACGCGCTTCCCGCGTGGCTTCCCGCTTCCTTCGCCGTGTTCAGGTCGTTTTGTACGGTGGATTTCACCGCGCCAAAGGCTGTTTGGGTGTTCGTTTTAAGGTTGTTCCATTTCTCGCTTACCCAATCGGCGGCACCCTGTGCCTTTTCTGAAATGGTGCTTTTCACGTTCTCCCAAGCGTTGCTTGCATCGGATTTGAAACCTTCCCACTTGCTCGAAACGTCGTTCTTGAAGTTCTCAACGCCGGTTGTAACGTTGTTCCAAGTGTCGCTGAAGAAGTCGCCGGCACCGCTGAAGAAGTCGCAAACGCCCTGCCATTTCTCCGAAATCCAGCCGGTGAAGTCAGACCACATTTGCTTGCCCGTCTCGGTCTGCGTGAAGAACCATGTTAGACCGGCAACCGCCGCGCTGACAGCAGCCACTCCAAGCCCTATTGGGTTGGCCGCGATAAGCCCGGTTAGGCTCTTCCAGCCCCCGCCAAGCCCGCCGAATTTCCCGCTTAGCCCGTCGGCCTTGCCGCCAAGGTCGGTGAAGCCGCCGGCAACGGTCTTGATAACGCCGCCAATGTCCGAAGCGGATTGCATCAGCTTTCCCGCCGCCGTGGCAACGCCGCCGAAAGCAAGCGCACCTAGTGCAAGGTTCTTCACCAACTCTTGCTGTTCGGGCGAAAGAGATTTGAACCAGTCCGAAGCTGATTTCAGCGCCGGGGTGAGCTTTCCTAGAATCTCGGTGCCGATCTCCGAGACCATCTGTTTAACCGGCAACGCCGCTTCGCCCATTTCGCGCATGGACGTTTCAAGTTCGTTTTGCGCGTCGCGGCTCGCCAAAAGGTCTTTGTTGGTTTCCTGAAACTGCTTGCCGGCATCGCCGTAAACGCCGCTAAGCGCTTCGGTCACAAGCGTTGCGCGTTCCTGCTCCGTCTTGCAAGCCGCCAATGCTTCGTTAAAGGCATCTTCTTTGGTCATGCCCTCGCCAATGGCCTTGTTGAACGCCGCCTGTGCGCCGGCGTTTCCGCTAAGCGCTTGGCTCCATTGCTCGGCACTGGCCGTTGACCAGTTGAGCGCATCGGCGAAGCTTCCCGTTACAGCGCCGGTGTGCGCGGTTTCCTGCGCCGTTTCCGCCAGATTCTCCAAGGGTAGGGCATCGCCGAAGGTCGCATAGGCACCGGCTGCAATGTCCGTCCACTTCTGCAATTCCTCTTCGTTCTGCGTAAGCCTGATTAGGTTCTGGCTGGCTTCGGTGGCGGTGTCGCCCTCGCCCAAGATGCGGTAGAAGGACGCGTAAACGCTTGATGCCTGTTCAACCGTTCCGCCGGCTTGGGTGAAAGCGGTTTCAAGCTGCGCGTTTTGCTGTATGGCTTCCTCTTGGCTCTCGGCAAGCGCGGTCAGACCGGTTGCCGCCGCCGTGATGCCGCCGGAAATGGCAAGCCCGCCGCGCTCAACGCCCTTGCCGGCCTTTTCCAGCTTGTCGGCGTTGTCCTCTATGGTCTGGCCGAACTGGTAAAGGGACGTTTTGGACGCTTCGGCTTCGCGCTTCGTGTCCGCAAGTTCCTTGCCGTAGCTTTCTAGCTGGTTCTCGCATTGCAGAATGGCGCGTTTCAAGCTGTCGTATTGCCGTTCTTCCTCTGAAGTCAGCTTCGCGCCGCTCTGCTTCTTGGCTTCAAGCTGTGAAAGCGCCTGTTTGTACGCCGCAAGCTTCTGTTCTGTTTCGTCGTAGGCGCTGTTTAGCGCCTTTACCTTCTGCGCCAGAAGGTCGGTGTTGCCGGGGTTGAACTTTAGGGCTTTGTCGATCTCTCGCAAGTCGGCCTGCGTGTTCTTCGATTGCTTGGAAACCTCGCGCAAAGCGCCCTGAAGTTCCGTTGTGTCGCCGCCGAACTTGATAACAAGCCCCTTATAGCTTACAGCCATGCCGTCACCTCTTTTCGTTTGTCAAAGTGCATGAGCGTTTCAAGCACCGCGCCCGGCAATCAGGTGCGGTGTTGTGAAGCGTTCACGTCTAGCCCCAAAAGGCGGCTTCCGCCTTTCGCGCCTTTTCGTCATCCTCGTAATGCGCCGACGCATCGGCATAGAACGCGTGAATTTCCAGCAGGTCTTTAACTTGCCTATAGCTAAGCCGCTGCAAATCCGCCACGGTCAAGCCGCATTGCTGGCAGTCGTACAGATAACGCGCGTCGCAAGCGTCGCTAAGATTGCTTGGAAGCGGCGGCGCGGGGTTTTTTGGCGGGCGCGGCTTCCACTCCATCTGGCGCTGAAGGAAAAAAGTTATCTTCGACAATGCCAATCACGTCAGCCGCCCAACCGTCCCCCTTCTGAAGATCGAAAGCTTCACGCGGAAGCGATTTGACCCAATCGCCGAACGTCTGCTTGAAAGCTGGCTTTGCGGTCTTGATGCACGCATAGAAGATTTCAAGCAGCGCCGACATTGCGGGCATTCCGCAAGACTGCATGGCTTCGACGATCAGCCCCACATCCTCGTTAATGTCCTTCGGTCGGAATTTTCCCGTTGGGTTGCCCTCGTTGTCAAAAGTCTCAACCTTGAAAACGCGCGAAAAGGCAATGGGTGTCCATCCGTTGAACTCCGCTTCAAACTCAAGTTCTCCAACCTTGATAACCATATCCAACCCGCTTCCTAGCTACCCTGCTGCGCCGGTGGCGTTGCGGGCGTGGTGGTTTTCGCAAGCCCATCAATGTTGACGGCATCAAAGAAGGTTTCGTAATCGTCATTGCCGGTGAAGCTGTCGTAACCGCTCGTGCGGTCATCGGCGGTTCCGCCCGGCGGAACAACGGGCTTCCACGTGAACGGGTAATCAAGCTGCGTGATCTCCGGCGTTTCGGCGGTGGTGGTCATGGTGTTTGAAGGTTTCTGAAGCTGGCACATGAGCAGACAGCGGCGACGGCCTAGCACATGTCCGGGCTGCTCGCACATGAAAGCAAAGGGCTTCGGCTTCTTGTTGGCTTTAAGGTTGGTGCGTCCATCTTCCATGATCTCCCAACCCACAAGTTCGGCAATCAGCTTGCGCACTTCGTCGCTGCTCTCGGTGTCGTAGAAACTCATGGTGCCGGAACCGCCGTTGTCCTGCTGCTCTTCCAGCCACACTTCGTTGTCAGCGTGGCTTGTGCCCGTCTCAACGCTCGGTTCCATGCTGATTTCGACGGTGCCGGGAACGTGTACCGGCTTTTTGTAGGTCAATGTTGCTTCGTCCGTGACTTCCGCGAAATGCGAATTGCGCACGCCGAAGAATCCGTTTCGTGCCATCTTCAAGGCTCCTAACTACTCCTGCACGCTGACCGAAAACGAAGCAACTACCATGCTTTCGCCGTCGGCGTGCATAACTGATTCGGAAAAGGCGCACCCCGCCTTGTCGAGCGCCGCTTCAATCTTGCTTTCAAGTTCGTAAGAACGGTGCGCCGTGTAAAGCAAGATTTCGTAGTTCATCCAGCTTGCCCAAGCCTTGTTGTCGGCATAGGCCGTTTCACCCAAGCCGGCTTCAAGGCTTATGTAGGGCGGCTGCGGCCTGTCATCGTCCGTGTAACCTTCGTTAGTCCACGGAATGTTCAGGCCGTCAAGCAGCGTGCAAAGGTCATCAAGCTTCATCACTTCGCATCACCGCCGCTGAATTGCCGCCCTATGCGGTCTGCAATCCTCGAAATGACCTTGTCGCCTTTGGCGGTACCCAAAGAGCGGCCGCCCGGTTGGTTCTTAACGTCATGGTCGTTTTCAAGCAGGTGCGTAAGCTGGTACTGCGTGTTATGCACGGTGACCTCAACGCCGGTTGCGCCGCGCTGCGCCGTGGATTTCCATCCTTTGGCGTACTTGCCAGTGCGCTTGCGGCTCTCGTGCTTCAGCGCCTTAACGGCTTGCTTGCCGGCATCCTGCGCCCGCTGCCGCAACACCTCTTCGTTTTCGTCCACGCACTCGCGCATGAACGCGTTAACGGTGCGCTCAATTTCGTTTCCGCTAGACCGTCCCACGATTGCCCACCCTTTCGACAAGCGTCAGCCGCACGTTGTCCGGCGTTCGCTCCACGCGCTCGACGGCGTAAACAATGCCGCCGAACTTAACAAGCGATTCTTCGCGGTACGCGCAAGCCCTCAACTCAACAACGGCTTGCGGGCGGATGCCCGCCGCGCTGGCGGCATAGTAGGCAGCCGCGCTGATGCTGAAAACGTTGCATGGCACTTCGCGTTCAATGTGATGCGTTGAGACAACGCCGCGCTTGTCGCGCGTCTGCTTCTCGGTGATAAGCTGGCACACGCCAGCCCACATGCTCATTACGCGCCCGCTTTCGTAGGTGCGCCATGCTCCGTGCTTCCGGCCATACGGCAAAGCATATCTGCGAAAGACCGCATGAGCCTTTCAGCGTCCGGGTTGTCCATGCCGAAGTTGGCCTTAACGTAGACCTTAATTGCAACGCGCACGCTAGCGTCATCGCTGCTGTTCGCCTTGGCTTCAGCAACGCCGCCCGCAAGCAATGCTGAACGGGCGGCGCTTATAAGGTCGTTAATTTCTTCGTCATAGATCGTGCAATCAGCGGGGATGCGCAAGGCGCTACGGCAAGCAGCGGTAAGGCTTGCTTTGGTTTCGTCTGCCATGTTGCACCCCCTCCAATCTTAGGAAGCCTTGGGCTTGATGGTCAGTTCAACGAACGCTTCAGGAACGACAAGGCCGCAATCATAAAGCAAGTAACCGTCAAAGCAATGCTTCTGACTGCCGTCGGTTGCGACGTATCCTTGCACGTCGATACCGTCAAACACGTTGCCTTTGAGCAGGTCGGGAAAGCCAACTTTAAGCTTGCCGTCAGCCATGGAATCATCTTGCTTGACAAGCTTTCCGAAGATGCGGCCTTGCACGGTCGGGTCATCGGTCTTTTCGTCCACAAAGTAGCTGCGCCCGTTAGCATCCTCGATCATGGCAAGGTAGTTCCAAATCATGTTGGAATTCGCATAGAAGATAGAACCCTTCGGCGCGGGATTGCCAAAGGTTTTGAGCAGGGACAGCGCCTTTACAACATCGGCCTTAACAAGCTTTTCAGCCGTAGCGGTCTGAATCTTGTTAGCCGTGGCAATGCCCAAATCGGCATCGCCAAGCTGTGCATGGCAGTAGGAGTTGGCGGCCACGGCCAGACGCGCCGAAACCTCGTTGATAATGTACTGCTCGAATCCATCCATAGACTGAACGGCCATCTTGCGGGACATCTTAACGGTTTTCTTGATCTCCTCGCCAACAAGCGAAATGGTGTCGAAGCTGTTCTGCTCGTCATCGGTAGGCGCTGCGCCCTCGGTGGTGGTGCCGGCATCGCCCTTGGTGATGCTCTTGTGGCGCACGATCTCAAACTGGTGCTTCAGGGTAGAACGCGCCGCATCGCCGAACAGAACCGCCGAATTGTCGATAAGGCTGATAATCTGGTCTTGAATCTCCTTAGGCACAACGCTTCCAGTGTTGGAAGTAAGGTGCGCAAAGGCGGTGCGCTCAACGGGCGTGAACTCGTTGCCGCCGCCAAGCTGAATGCCGCCGCGCGTCGCAAGTTCCTTAACCCAAGCACGGCGGTAAGCCGCGTCATAGTCGGTGGTGTCGCGCACGATGCCGCCGGATGCGCTCGCGCTGCGCTGAAGCGGGACGTTGGAAACCACGGCGGCGGTGCCGCTCTCGATTGCAGAACGCGCGTTGGCAAGCGCCGCGTTTCGGGCATTACGGGCGTTGGTCTGCTCGTTGGTGATGCGCTCAATCTCCGCCGTAAGTTCGGCCATGCGCTCTTCGTCCTGCTGGGCTTCATCGTCGGTGGTGCCATCGGGCGTGCCGTCCTTGTACTTGTCAATGAGCGCCTGCAGTTCCTTCAACAGTTCTTCCAAATTCATTTCTCTAACCTTTCTTTGCGTTTGCAATTGCCAGTACGGCGCACGCTCTCGCGTGCGTCATGCGCCGCCGTGCAAGCTCCTTGCGCGTCTGCTCAATCTCTCCGTTAAGCAAGTTGCGTGCGCTTATCTCCGTGTTCGGGTCAGCCGGTAGGCTGACTGCCGAAACATCGAAAATCTTCTTTACCCGCATGATTGTGGTTGTGCGGGTTTCGTGGTCGAACTCGTCAGCGGCCACGGTGAAAGCCCATGACATACGCGTGATAAGCCCAGCCGCTATTTCCTCGTACAGATCGCGCGAAATCTGGCTGCGCGACAAGTCGGCGGCAATGAACAATCCGTGTTCGTCCGGCTCAATAAGCAAGGTGTTGTTGCTAGTGCGTGCGTAAACGTGCCCTCGGTGGTCGTACTGCAAAATAACGTCCGACATATCGGCTTCGGCGAAAGCATCAGGGCTGATAATCTCCAAATACTCGTTGCCCGCAAAGTCGCGGTAAATCGGGTAAGGGTCATTGAAGGTGGAAGCGTAGCCCTCGACGTAATAATCAGTGTCGAAGCGCTTCTTTGGCTCTTCGGTTTCACCCTCGGAACGCTTGACCGGCGCAAGCGTCGCGGTCAATGTTCGGTACTGTCGTTCATTCGGTTTTGCTGGCATCTTCTTTCCCTTCACTCTTGCCGCCGCCGGTCGGCTGCCCCAATTGGTCAGAAAGCGCAATGTTTGCGTTGGTGGCCGCTGCGCTGGCGGCTGCTTCGGCGGTGTGTTCGCTGATTAGCGCAAGGTCGATATACTCGCCGCGTATAACGTGGCGCTCGCCGCCGTCGTAGTGCGGCGCTTGGAACACGTCGGCAACCTGATTGCCGTTGAAGATTCCACGGTCGAACAGCGCCGTTGAAACGTTCAGCTTCGTTTGGTTGCTGGCGAACTCCAAGCGGTTTGCCGAAAACATGATTTCGTTTCCGTGGGCAATCTCGGTTTTGGTGAACGTCATAGTTGTAAGGACGAAACCAAGCTGAACCGCGAACGTCTCAATGTTCCCTTCGTAGAACGCGTTATAGGTTTCTTCGTTGGCCTTGTTAAGCACAACATCTTCTGACGTTCCGAAGAACCTATAGGCCGCTTTCTCGATTCGCTCCATCTGCGCCGCGTCAACCGTGTATGTAGAAGGTGAAATCTGCTTCACTTCGTCAAAGATACGATCATAAACGGCAATGCCGCCCGAATTTTCGGGGTCAAGCTGCTTGTTGAAGTCCTTTTGAGCCTTTTCCTTGTCGGCATCGTTTCTGTTCTGGCTAAGCTTGCCGATAAAGCGAATGAAAGCATTCTGCTTGATTGCGTTTTGCTCGCCCTCGTTCTGCGCGTGCAGAAGTTCTAGCGTAGGGTTAAGCACGTTGGTGCCGTCGCCGAACAAATCAGAACGGTACTGGTGCCGCGTCATCACGCCGCATCTTGCCCATTCGACGTAAACGCTTTGGCCTGTCGGGAAGTCAAGCTTTAGCCATAGTTCGCCGCCCACGTCGTAGGCTGTGCAGGTGTTGGGCAAAACGGGGTAGTAGCCAATCTGCGTAACGTTATCTTCTGCGAAAATCGGGATAATCAAAGCCGTGTCGTTCACCTGAAGCATGGTGTAAATACGCTTTATGAACTGCGGCGTTGTCATCCACGGGTTGGGCTGAAACTTCAAAGACGCGGTGGCTTGGCTCTGCGCCGTGCCGGTAACTTCTGGCTTCAGCTTGCTTGCGTGGTTCGCCCCGCTCTCGATGATCGAACGCGTTAACTCTGCTTCGTAAATGCCGCCCGTCCAAGTGGTAAAGCTTGGCTGGTACGCCGTGAACGTGGAAAAGTAGCCGTTGACCGCCTGAACCTGCGGGCGGTGAAACACGCTATCGAACATCGAACGCAAGCGCGGTTTCAGGTGTGCCACATCTAGCCCCCTATCATTGATTCGTATTCGTCGGCCATGTCCTTTAGAACCACGAACGCATCACATTCAGCAGCCCAAGCGTCAATGCGGTTGCGCGGGTCTTGGTTCTTCTTGTCCGGCGCAATGTTGCCGTTCGCGTCGCTTCTTACCGCGACGTTTGAGCGGCACCATTCCGCAATCGGGTTGGCGTTATCAACAATCCTGTTTTCGCGGTAAAGCGCCTTAAGTTCCTTCATCGGCATTGACAGCGTTTGCGCTCCTTGAACAACGCGCCTGAAGTAGTCAGCGCCGAAGTATCCTTCATAGGCTTCAACCGTCGGCACGTCGCGCATATGCCACGGGTCGTATCCGCAAGCAACGGCGTAAATGCCGTATTTCTCTTGAATCTCCGAAGCCCAATCAAGAACTAAGCGCTTGTCGATTATCGGCGTTGCGCACGTGCGCAAGTAGCCGTTGGAAATCCACGCATCATAGGGCACGCCGTCGCGCCCGCCGCGCCGCCCCTCGCGCTCTGCCTGTTCCAGTGCGCGTTGAGGAATCCAAGCCATGTGCATTGCGTAAATGTTCGGGTCGTTCGGGCGCTTCATCAAAAGGCAAGCAGCCGTTAGGTCGGTTGTGTCCGATGCGTCAACGCCCAAGATCGCGTAAGTGAAGCCGTCCGACGGGTCAAAGGTCGCATCGTTGTGAATCTCTGACCAGTTCAGCCATGCTTGGCTTTGGTTCTCAATCAAGTTGAAATCCTTAACAAGCAGCGTTGGCAGAAATGTAGGGTCGTTCTTCGCCTTGCTCACGTTCTTGCGAAGCGCGGGAAGTGATTTGATGGTGCCTAAGCCCGGATTGGCCTTGACCCATGCAGGTTCATGCTCCCATTCCTCGCGTTCGTCCAATTCGTAGATGAACGCAATGAAGCGTTCCGCGTCAACGCCGGTTGCATGACCGTCAAGCCACTTGGCGGCGTACTGGTATTGCGCATCGAAGATGCCGGCGCGGACGAAGCCGTTTGTTGTGATCTCCAACACAAGCGGTTGCCTACGCGCCGACGTGCCTTGTATGGTCAAGTCGTACAAGTCGCGGTTTCTCATTGCCGCCAATTCGTCAATGATCGCGCCCGATACGTCCAAGCCGTCAAGGTGGTTCGTGTTCGCGCTAAGCGCCTTGATGGTTCCCATGTTCAAATCGCAATACAGATCACTTACGCGCTTTCTGATATGCTTTGACAAAGCCGGGGACGTTTTAATCATGCGCCAAGCGTTGTTGAAGCCCTTAGCCGCCTGATCGTGGGCGGTCGCCACGTTATAGACCTCTGGTGCGCCCTCGTCATCGTTCACCTGCAAGTCAATTTCGATACCTGACGCAAGCGCGGTTTTGCCGTTCTTCCTGCCCATAACCCAAAGCACTTCACGGTACTGGCGCAAGCCCTCTGCATCAACGAAGCCGAAAATCACGGACAGAATGGCAAGTTGGAACAATTCCAGCTTGAAAGCGTGCCCAAGCTTGCCGGATGGTAGGCGGCAAAAGCGTTCAATGAAGTTAACGTGCTTACTCGCGTACTCTTCGCGGAAATGGTACGGATAAAGCGGGTCTTTGTTGTCCATGTCGCGCAAAATCTTTGCAGATACCTGCTTGATCTTACGACACGCCGTTATAGACCCGTCAAGCACGCCGCCGAAGTATTCACGTATAGCTTTCTCGCACCGCCCAGCCTTAGCGGCCTTAGTCATAGCGCGTTTCAGCTAGGTAATCCGTGAGCGCATCAGCAGCCGCCGCGCCGGTCGGCATCAGATCGCAAAGCTGCTTGATGCCACGCTGAAACGTAGTGAATAGCTTGTTGTAAGCGGAAAAGCCGGGATGCTCTCGCAAGCCCGATTGACCGCCGCCGTTGTCATACTCGGTGAAGATGCTTTCATAAAGCAGGTCTTTGCGTGCTTCGTCAAGCTTGACTTTAAGAAACGCGATATTGTGGAGCATCGGCAACACAACTTTGCGCTTCTCGTCTGGTATTGCGTCCTTCGTTATGCGTTGAAGGTTGCGCACCTCGCTTTCGACACGCGATTGCATGGAAGCGGGCTTGCGCTTCGGCTTACTTCGGCTAACTTCGCCCGAAACTTGCGAAGTCTCGCATACTTTCTTCGATTGCACAAGACCACCCCCCTTTGAAAAGTCGGCGCAAGCAAAAATCTGCCTCCCGGCGTTGGTGCCCAAGGAAGCCAGCGCAGATGCAGAACCGGGGGGATTGCCCGCCGCTCTGACCTGCTGTTTTTGTTTTGCAATTTTCTGTTCTGGTTTTTGTTCTCGTCGCTTGCAATCAGTCTTGCAAGCAAATCAAGTTGCCGTCACTGTCAAAGGCGAAGCCCTGACGTGTCGCACCGGCACGTGCCCAACCGTGCATGATCTTGTGGCATCGGTCGCATAGGCTGACCAGATTATCAAGGCCGCACGAAACGTTAGGGTCGCTGATGTTCTCCGGCGTTAGTTCCTCTTTGTGGTGAACCATGGTTGCCGGTGTTATGTCGCCAGCCGCCAAGCATCGCTGGCACAAGTGGCTATCGCGGACTAGCGCCGATTCTCTGGCGCGTGCCCAAGCTGCGGAATGATAGAAAGCGTCGCTGAAGTCCTTAGCCATCTGTCACCGCCCAACAAAAAAGCGCCCCGGATTTCTCCGGGACGCTCATATAGGTTTCGCCACTGTATCGAAATCTAACACAAGCACGAAAGTGAACGCAAGTGTTTTTTGTTCCTACGGCTATTTCTCGTTCACCTCGTTTCTACAGTCACGCCGTTTTCAGCATGGCAAAGCCTACGTTGTCGATATACACAAACGCCGTTGCTGACAGTTCGCGGCACCACTGCTGAGAACATCGCATAACCTCGGCAACCTCGCGCCATGTCATCGCTTGCAGATAGGCCATGCAAAGCACGTCGGCGTATCGGTTGCCCTTCAGCTTAGCTAGTCCGCCGTGGTCATCGTCGCCGTACAGCAGCGCCGTGGCTTCGTCCAGCATGGCCGATGCTTCGTCAATCCTGCGTTGTAATCTCTGCTCAAATTCAATGCGCCGGTTAATCTTGTCCATGGCATCGCCGTTGCCGCCGTTGACCGCAAGCGCGTAACGCTGAACCTTCGCGCCCTCGGTTGCCAACAGACGTGCCAACATTTCTTTCGAGCGCTCAATCTCGTTAACGGTGTCGCGTATCTGCTCGAAGTATTCTTGCGCTCTCATGGCATCGCCTAGCTTATGCCGGTGCTGCCGAAGCCATCCGCTCCGCGCTCGGTTTCGCTCAGTCCTTCCACGGGCACAAGTTCGCACGGCACATAGGGCATCACTACCAGTTGACAAACGCGGGTGCCTGCGTCAAGCGTGATGGTTTCATCGGACGCGTTAATCAGGCTTGCGCCGATCTCTCCACGGTAGCCAGAATCAATTACGCCCACGCTGTTTGAAAGCGTGATGCCGAACTTGGTTGCAAGCCCGCTGCGCGGGAACACCAGACCAACGCACCCGGTAGGAATCTCCACCGCTACGCCGGTGCCGACGTTAACGCGCTGGTTAGGCTCCAAGGTAACGTCATGCTTGATTCGCAAGTCTAAACCTGCGTCGCCCTCGTGTGCATAGGCCGGTACGTCCACGCCCTCGGATATGCGCACGTTTAGTTTTCTTCCTTGCATTGCTTTCCCTCTCTCTTAGCCCTGCGCTCTTTTATCCATGTGCGCAGAAGTTCAATAAAGCCAAGTGAACCTATTGCAGGGTTTTGAAGCGGCAGCATGAGCGCTTCGCCGTCAATGGAAGCAGCGACAATGCGAACTTTTAGAATGTCCTCCAAGATGCCCTGCGACTCGTCAACAATGACCTTCTCGCCGCTTAGTGCACCGATCAACAACGAATAGTTCGTGGCTGGAATAGGCTTTGGAATAGTCTTGCCCATTCTGTACGCCTGATCCTCTATATAATTCGCCATTGCCTTTGTTCTGGCGATTATCGGGAAGCCAGTATCATGCGACAAGCAAATCATCTGCCACGTTTTGCCGGAGCGCCTACCGCCCACAAAGCATTGCATAGTCTCACCCCTTAAAACGGTATGTCATCGTCATAGACCGAAGCGGCTTGCACCGATTCCGGCGGCGGTGCCCCTTCGGGCTGCTGCGTCTCGCGTCTTCCGCCCATCAGTTCAACTTCATCAACGATGATTTCAACCTTGCTGAAATGCTGGCCGTTGCTCTCCCATGAAGACTTGTGAAGGTGGCCGGTAATGCTGACCTTGCAGCCCTTCGTTAAGTACGGGTGCAGCCCTTCGCCACGCTTGCCAAACATCGTGCAATCAAGCCAATTGGTGTAGTCGCTATAGCTTCCGTCCTGCTGGCGCTGGCGCTCGTTAACAGCAACGGTGAAGCTGACCACGGCAAGGCCGTTGCCTGTCATCCGCAGTTCAGCAGACTTGCCAAGATGGCCGGAAATGGTGCAGGTGTTAAGGCTCATTGCTCCACCCCGTCCAGCTTCATAATCAGGTTCGCGGCCTGAACAGAACCAAGGCCACCAACTCGCTTGTTTTCGGCTATATGCAGTTCCTTCATGAGCGCTTGCGTTCGCTTAAATCCGTATCCCGGCATTGCGTTTATAAGCTGTTTGACGCGCATACCGGCGTAAGCCTGTTCACCTTCCAACGCACGCTGCACGACAATTGCCGCCGTGTAGATTCCATTGCTGATCTTTGCGCGGATTTCTGAACGTTCTTTGCGAATCTTCATTGCCTTTTCTAGGTTCGCTTGGCGCTGTTCTGTTGTCAGTTCTGGTGCTGTCATTTCATCCCCTTTCTTCATATGTGCCTGATAATTACTTCTTATTTGGCAGTTGCCCACATTCGGGCAAAGCCTTTTGCATGGCGCACCTGCGAATCTATGGCGGTGCGTCGCATGGCTCGAAACAAGGCCATTGCAACATCATTGCAACAACTCCTTTAACTCAATGTGCGCCGCTTCGGCTGCTTGCTCAAAGACGCTTGCGGCTCGTTTCCCGCTTCCCGGCATTCGGTGCGCGTATGTCTTGACGGTGATTGCCTCGTCGGCGTGTCCTAAGCGATTGGAAACGGTCTTAACGTCTACGCCGTTGACCAGAAGCCATGTTGCGTGCGTGTGACGCAATCCGTGGTAGGTAAGCCCCTTCGGCATACCCGCTTTTGCCGCAATGCCGGAAAACGCACGCGATATGGTGGACGGTCTGCAATAGCTGCCGTCTATCGTTATTAGCGGTGCATCTGCTGGCAGATCGCCGCAAAACCTCTTTCGCAGTTCCAAGAAATCGGCGATAACTTGCAAATCAGATTCGGCAATCTCAATCGTTCGATTGCGACGGCCTTTTGTAACGTTGCGCCTGTATGGCTTTTTGCCCTTTTGCTCAATAACTGTGCCGGCAATGTGTATCGTCTTTGCTGCTTCCGAAATCTCGTTAGGCCACAATGCGCACACCTCGCCGCACCTCATGCCCGTTCTAAGCGCGAACCAAGCGGCAAACGCGTTCAGAACGCGCCTATATGTAACCTTGTTCAAAACCTCTGGTTTAAGCATCGCTTTTAGCCGTTCATCCAGCTTTGCGAAATCAACGGTTGCAAGTGAAATTGCTTCGTGGGTTTCCAAGCGCGGCTTGTTAACGGCAATGAGCGGGTTAATCTGGCAAATGTTTTCTTCCACGAACCACGAATAGGCACCGCGCAAGAAATCGTGTACGTTGCGCACGGTGTTTTGCGATAGTTCAAAGCCCTTGTTGCTCTTCGGTCGGCGCAAGGTTATTTCAAAGTTCGTGAAGTTGTGCGTTTGAAGGTCGCACGCGTTGACGGCTCCGAAGTACCTAACGGCATACTTCGTGAACAGCCGATAGCTTCTAACGGTGTTCGGTGAAAAGCCCGCTAGTTCGCAATACTCGGTGTAATCGTCCAGCAGATCGCCAAGCAACGCGCTAAGAACCAAACCGTTTGCAGAAAGCTTAGAAGCCCACGCGTCGGCCATTTCCTGCGCTTGCTCTTCGTCTTTTGCCGTTGGAAACTCACGGTAAGGCTGAATCGCTTTGCCGTCAGCCGTGCGCCCAAGATACGGGCGGGCAAACCATACTTCGCGGCGCTTATCCCACTTGACCTTGCAACGCATTGCTAGTCAGCCCCCGCGTTCTCATAACCGCAATGCGGGCAGAAGAACACGTCACAATCACGGTAAATTGCTTCGCATTCATCAATTGCCGATTCGATGCTGCAAAATAAATCATCGTCATACTCGATTTGCTCAACCTGAAATGAAGCGCCGCAATGCGAACACGTGAAGCAATCGCAGTCCTGAAGTTCGCTGAGGTTATAGCATAGCTTGCAGCCTGTTCCTAAACCGTCGGTTTCTGTAGTGGTTTTTTCTTCTACTGCGTCAATGAGAAAATCAACGCATTGCTTGCATTTCTCCAAATCCTGAACGCCGTTTTTCCTGTCCCAGCGCCAAAGGTACTTGAAAGCGCAACCCCACCAATAGAACGCCATATGTGGCAAGTTCTTTGCCTTGCCATCGTTCATGCAATGCTGAATCATCGCAGCCATTGCGTCTTTGCACTCGATGCCGCCGCCTGTATAGTGCGATGGATGCGAAACGGCGCTTTGCTGATCGCTCACAAGACCACCCCCAGCGCTTCAAGGCGCGTTTTGTAGCGCTCTAGGTCGCCCGGTAACTCCATGCACCAATTCTTGTTAAGAACCCCATCAATCCACGTGAACAGATCAATTGCCACATTCTCCAACGTGTCAGAAGGTGCGTTCTGATCGCTGTTACTAGTTGAATACCATTCATCGTTGCTATCATCGGGCGCGGGCGTTTTGTATGCGCACACGCAATCACATTCGTTCGGGCAATCGCACGGCATCAGGTCATAAAGCCCGCAACCGCATTCGGCATCAGGGTTGCAAAGTCCGTCATAGTGATTTGACCGCAACCATTGCGCAACCATTTCTTTAATGCTCGTTCCGTCCTTGCTTGTTTTCACTTGTTGGCTCCTTTCCCTAGTTCATCTACTTTGGCTAAAATTAGCCAAAGGACGCTAAGCAACGTTGCTTGCGAAGCATCGTCACCATATGTGAACTGAATCAGCGCTATTAGCGCCTCAATAAGCGCAAGCACGTACCAAAAGACCTTCATTGCTAGCCCAATTCCTCGAAGCCCCAGCACTCTTCATCAGGTTCAGGGCTTGTGTATTCGTAATCGTTCGTGCAAAATCCGGTGTTCTCGCAACCAAGAACGGGAATCGGGTACCAGTTGGCGCATTGGCCGCAATTTTTCATGGGCTCTTTTTCATCACTCATTGTTTTCTCCCTTCGGCGGCGGCTAGATTTCGCCGCATTCGTGGTTCTCGTGGCCGCTGTGGCCTGTTTCCGCGTCTTTGTGGGTATCTGTGCCACTTCTGGCGGTTTCGGCGCTCCTGCGGCTTCTGCGCGTCTCTGCGTGGTGCTTCGCGTCTGCTCGAAGGTGGCAAGGTGCGCAAAGGGCTATCAGGTTTGCCGGTTCGCAGTTTTCCGGCACGTGGTCTTTGTGGTGAACAGTCAGCGTTCTTTTGTGCGTGTCGAACGGTTCACCCGGTCTACGGCATTGCTTGCCGCATTTCTCGCACTTCCAGCCCGCCGCTTCCTTCACGCCCAAGGCTATTTCGCGCCAGTTCTTCGGGTAGCGCTTCTTATCCATCGGCATTTGAACCACGCCCCATTCGGTGGAACTCGTAACCTTCGGGCATTTCTGGTTCTGGCCGCTGCGCCGGGTAGTCCTCTTTGCCGCAAGCGATATGCAAGCGCCTAAGCTCAACGGTCACTGGCTCGTCAAAACGGAAGTGCGCCGTTATGTCCAACTCGGAAAGCAAGGCCGGATATTCGCCAAGCAGGTTTTCGGCGTGGTCGGCGATATACAAGCCGGCTTCCCTGATCGCTTCAACGAAGCTTTCACGCGTGGCAAGGTTCGTTGTGATTGCCATTACGCGCACCGCCTAACCCTCGTGCAGCCCATCCACTCTTTGAGCCATCGCATAAAGCCGCGCAAGAACGGCTGCACGTTGCTGTCATCAGCCCAGCCGGCAAAGCCTATGAACCCATCGCCGTTGAAGCTGATAGCTTCGCGCCCTTGCCAGTAGCGCCCATCAATACGCAAATATGCTTCGTAAATGCCGGCACGTTCCTTCGATGCGGTGATGCTCGGTGCGTCATTCTTTCGCGTTGCCGGCTGCATGAGCATGAGCAGTTGCCCGCTATGCTCTAGTTCCTTGTCGTGGCGGGCGCATTCAACGGCTATGAAGCCATTCAGCGCCCGAACGTCAATTGCCGTAACGTCTGCATAGGTCAGTTCACGGCTGAACGCTTCGCGCGCTTCGTCACGCGTCAAGCTATCCGATAAGATCATCAGAACCCACCACCTGAAAGTCCGTTGAGCCTATAAGGTCATTTCCCAAAAGCCGCGTTGGGTCTGTCAGCGCGGTAATGCGCTTGATGCCACGGCACCGCCAGCAAGCAACGTACTTGCGATAGCGGATAGTGCGCAGAACGTGGCCTGTGCGCTTGTCCCTGATTTCGTGCTTCAACTCTTTGCCGAACCAGTCAAGCGGGCGTGAAGTCCCGCAAAACGGGCAAACGCGTTCAGGAACGTTGTTTTGAAAATACGGGTTGTAAGTCCCCATGTTTCGCCCTTCCTTTCCTTGCAAAACCGTAGTTGTGCAAAACTTTGTGGAAAACTTGGGCAAAACCGTTTTTGATGGATTGCGAGACGCGCGAAATTCGATTGCGCTAAGAAAGAAGAACCAAGAAAGAAAACCTTGCTTGTTAGTCAACGCAACAAGAAGGGTGGTGGGTTTTTGAATTCGAATCGCAGGCGATTCAAAAACCCACCCTTTTTGTTTTGTATAGTATTGTATTAGGCTTAGGCCACTTTTTGCGAGTGGGTTAGCCGTTGGTTTGCGGGTGGGTTTTTCTTCCGTGGCAATCATGGGCGCAATTCGCTTATTCATCAGCGGTTTTGCCGTTCTTCTTAGGCCGTCCGCCTTTGCGCCCGTTTGCGCGTTGCTTTCCGAAATACATTGAGTTTTCAACCATTCTTGCGTTGAAAAGGTCGCCGTTTTCGTCTTGCTGCAAAAGGCCGATTTCTAATAAACCATTCACAAAAGCGGTGGTTTCCTCAATGGTTATGTACTCTTCAAATTCGTTGAGGTTGTAGCCCAGAACATCGCCCAAAATTAGCTTGTCCTCTTCGGTTGAGAATGGCACCGAATGGCCTTTGGTCGCCGCCATGTGTTCGCACAACCGCCACCAACGCCCGTAGCCGTCATAGCCCTTGCGCCTTATAAGCCGCTGGCACTTAATATCAGCCGACGCGTTGGAATCGTGCGGAAAGTACATCATGGGTTCGGCGGCAAGTTCTGTCACCGAATTAGCCATGTTGCACCACGCCCGATTCTTCGCCGCGTGCCAACGTCTCTTCAAGGTAGACTTTGCCGGCAACGCACATTGCAGCGCCTACCTGTTCCGGCAATGCTTCATGCGGATTCGTGCCCCTCACAATCGAAGTGGCGGCAACGATGCCGGCAATGAAACCGGCCTTGATCGCGGCGGGGTCTGGCTTCATGCTCTCGTGCGTCTCGCCGTTGACCAACTCCAAGCAGCATTCGCAGTCATAGGCGAAGCCGTGAAGCTGCTGCAATTCCTCAATTACCTTGCTTTTGCCAAACATTCTTCAATCTCCTTTTCTAGGTCATCGAACATTGATTTGCGCTTCTCTATGCGCATTTCCGGGTGAAGCGTGAGCAGCCAACGCGCCAGAAGCGGCGTAACGGTGTTGTTGATGCTGTATTCGTGGCAGTCGCCGTGCTGGTCGATATAGGGCACCGGCACAAGCCGGCTGCGCCCCTCGTACCGCTGGCGCTCAATTAGGTACTTGGTTGACACCTTCAGGCCGCGTGCGTTGATCGCAAGCGCTATGCACTCCATTTCCCGCGCCGCTTTCGGGCTGGCCTGAAGCCATGCCGTGAAAAGTTCAACGTAGCTTCTGGCTTTCAGCGGCACCGGGTAGATTGCCGCGCGTTCCTGCGCAACGACGGCTTCAACGGGTTGCGTGTAATCGTCAACGTTCATGCTTGCCGCCCGCCCTTTCCAGCCGCGCAAGCAAGCAATCGAAAGCCAACTGCGCTTGCTCGCGCGTCGCCGTGAACGGGACGGGCAGGGGATGCCGGACGCGAACGCCGCCGCCCTGCTCAATGTAGGCCGTCCAGAAGCCGTTCGCGTCGCGCTCGAAGGTTCCTTTAGGCTGCATGGCGCACCATCCAATAGATAGCGGCGGCATCAACGGCCATGCAAGACCAGAACGCAAAGAAGCCGTAAGCGTCGTAAAGCCATATTTGGAACGTCGCAATAGCAACTGGCAGAATGCCGGACACGGTGAGAACAGCGACGGCGTAAAAGGCAATGCGCTTTGGCATTGACCGCCGCGCTATAATGGTTTCGTCAAATCGCGTGGCGCGTTTTTGACGTGCAACCATGCGGGTTCCAGCCGTGCGGTTGCTTCTTTCTTGCGGCATTTCAAACGGGTTGCAAGGCTTTGACAGAAAAGCGCTTGCGCTTCGTCCCTGCTTTCGCGGGGTCGGCTTACGGTGTACGTTATAACCATTGGTTAAACCTCTGGTTTGCGTTGCGGTTTTCATTCCGCATCACCCGCGCTGTACCCATAGCAAGCAATTTCGCCGTTGTCGCGCGGGTTCAGGTTCGGACAGAACAGCGCCCCGCGTTCGTAGTTGTAGTGCTTGCAGTTGCGTTGGCAGTCCCGGTGTTCAATCTGCGTTGCCGCCAAGCGCACAAGTTCGGCTGCGCCAAGTGACAAGTTCATTTTTCCCATTGCCTTTGTTCCTTTCTGTAACCGTTGGTTCTAGCTGTGGTTGTTGCGGTGGTTTTCATGTTGTTCATCTGGTCTGCGCATGAAGCGCCTACCTGCGCAGTAGCCGAGAATCGCAACGCCGGCAATCCACACGACAACGGCGCTTGCTGATACGTGGCTAAGTCCCGCAACAAGCACGCACACCAAGCCGGCAATAGGTGCCGCACTCCTTTTCATTCCTAAACCTCCTTCATTGCATCGAAAGCGCAAAGATCGTTGGCGTGCAGCCAAGCGCCGCCGCCAGCTTGTACGTGGTTTCAAGCGTCGGCACCATTTCGCCGCGCAGGTACTTGCGCACCGAATCGACCGAAACGCCCGCCTTGCACGCAAGCTTCGCGGGGTTCATATCGGCTTCGGCCATGAGAACGCGCAAACGCTTGCTAACAACCTTCATTAGGTCTGTCATTCGTGTTCACCACCTTTCAAAACAACGTGAATCATGTTGATGACTAAACACAATAAACGTGAATCACGCAGATTGCAAGAGTTTAATTCAAATTTTCTTGATTAGCGAACGTGAATCACGTAGAATTATCGGCGTTGAAAGGATGCCTTATGTATAAACTGCAGTTAAAAGAACTACGCAAAAAGGCTGGCTTCAAAACTCAAGGCGAAATAGCCGCACACCTTGGCATAAAAGAACGCAAATATGCTTCTTGGGAGAGAGAAGAAGTAGCATTGACATTGGAAGATGCTTTCATGCTTTCAATCGCGCTTGGCTGCACTCCTAACGATCTATGCGGCTGGCCGGAAGGGAAGAACGAGGGGCGAACGTTCAATGACGCGTTCGAGAAGGAACTATTGGAATGCTACCGGTCTTGCACCCCGCGCCGGCAAGACCGAATACTAGATACCGCCCGCGATGCAGCGGGAATGTCTAAAGAAGCAACCGAACGTTCTTCATCTGAACCCAAGCAATTTGCTTGCTAGAAGCACCAGTAATCTAGCGAAAAGGAGGTGAAGCGACGATGCAGGAAGCGTTATTGGCGTTGTCCCAATGGCTAAACCCTCAATGGGTTGCAGATCAGCTATACAACGGCGATGGCTTGCCATTCGTCCTGTGGTCGCTCATTGTGTTTTCATGCGGTTTAGCCGCTGGCGCTTTCTATGAATACCGCAAGCAAAAAAGGGTTTCAAAACGAAAGATAGCAAAAGGGTTTTCAAGAAAGGTAAAGGAAGCCGCAAAGAACGCCTTGGAGTCAGACGGCGAAATAGTCCTTGGCGATTATTGGGAATCTGTTATAGCTTTCTCGCGAGAATGCCCCGGCGTTTTCGTGTTTAGCTACGAATTAGAAGAGGTTGGCGACATGGACACATACCAGATTAGCCCAGTTTGGCGCGAATATCTCAACAGGCACCGCCGATACTTGGAATAGATAGAAAAATGCCCTGCGACGGGTGCAACCATTGCAGGGCTGTTTGTCCGCTACCAACGAACAAAGCAAGGTGATTTTAACATGGAAAAGAAACGCGCCGCTATATACGCCCGCTTTTCGTCGCACAATCAACGTTCCGAATCAATAGAAATCCAAGTTGAGAACTCAACGCGCTATTGCCAAGAAAACGGCCTTGACGTTGTGCGTATCTATACAGACTACGCAAAGACCGGGCGCAACACTGACCGCGCCGAATTTCAACGAATGATGGACGATGCCCGCTTGGGTCTGTTTGATTATGTTGTGATCTACAAGGTAACGCGCATTATGCGCAATCGTGACGAAATGGCGCTTGCACGCATCATGCTTCGCAAGGCCGGCGTTGAAATACTCTATGCCGGTGAGGAAATCGCCAGCGGTTCAAGCGGCGTTCTGCAGCTTGGAATGCTCGAAGTTCTGGCGGAATGGGAAAGCGCTATAGACAGTGAGCGAATCAGGGATGGAATACAGAAGAACGCCCAACGGTGCATGGCCAATGGTCGCACGCTCTACGGTTGGGACATAGTAGAAGGACGCTACCGCGTCAATGATCGTGAAGCCGCTTGGCTCCGTAAAATGAAGAACAAGTTGTTTAGCGGCGCAACCATGGCCGAAGTGGTGCGAAGCGTGGACGCAATGCGTACCCGCCAAGGCAAGAAGGTTAACCAAGACACCGCAACAAAGCTGCTGTTACGCGAACAGAACGGCGGCACCTATTGTTATGCCGGCGTGCGCGTTGAAGGTGGGATGCCGGCGCTTTGGCCGAAGCACGAACAAGACATGATAATTTCAATGCTGAAAAGCCGCCACAAGCCGCATAGGCGCGTTGATACCGCCGAAGAATGGCCGTTGTCCGGCAAGCTGTGGTGCGCGTGCTGTGACAGCACCTTAACCGGCACAAGCGGCACAAGCGCCACTGGCAAGACCTATGCTTATTACAAGTGCAACAAGTGCGGGCGCACATTCAGGCGCGACGTTTTGGAAGATGCCATAGTGGACGTTGTTTGCGAAGCTGTGAAGCGCCCCGAAATACGGGGCAATATAGCCGCCCTTATGGCTGATTGGTCTAAGGATAATGCGGAAGAAACACCGCTAGAAAGTGAGCGCATCAAAGGCGAAATTAGGCGCATTGATGCGGCATTTGAAAACATCTGGCAAGCCATCGAATCGGGCATAGCGCCGCCGGGTGGCAAAGATCGCGTTCAGGAATTGACCGAACGCAAAAACGAACTTGAAGCCGAATACCACATGGCTAAAGCGCATGAAAGCTTAGAACCAGACTATGAAGAAATAAGGCAATGGCTTGACGAAATAGCGCAGAATCTAACGCCGCAAGAAATATTGAAAATGTTCATTCGAGCGGCTGAAATTGAAGGTGACGTTGTGAAGCTATTCTTTGCATTTGACTACTACGGTAATGACTTCACACCGCCCAAATATAGACACGAACTATTCTCTAATGAGAATAGTTCGTGTAATTCTCCTATGGTGGAGGCGCGGAGAATCGAACTCCGGTCCATACTAAATTGTCCACAAGGCGCTACAGGCTTAGTCAGCGATCGGGCTTCGGAGCGGATCGGTTCGCAGACCAACGTGGCCGCTCCTAGTCGGTTCGGTCTTTCCCGCGGCCATACCGACTACGTGCCGCGGGGCATTCCCCTCAAATGA